AGAAATGCTGCGGATTGCCGATGAATGTGGGCGTCCATATATCGTGTTTGAGAACGTCTCGCGGCTTCTCAGCGGCCCATCGGAAGACCTTGGCGCGTGGTTCGGTGAGTTTCTCTACTCGCTGGCCGATTGCGGGTATGATGCGGAATGGTTCAATCTCACCGCTTCCGCCGCTGGTGGACCGCATGAAAGAAAGCGCGTGTGTGTGGTTGCCTACCCCAACGAAGCACCTATCGAGAGAGGGGGCATATCCCGCAGAGTACACCAGGAACACGCCAACATTGACCGCACAACTAGCTGGTGGGGGTGGGATTGCGGCCCCGAACGCAGAGTATATCGAGTGGATGATGGGGTTTCCCTTGGGGCACACAGAATCCGCAGTGGAATAATGGGTAATGCTATCGTGCCTCCGGTTTTTGCTATAGTGATGCGGGCGCTACGTGATGCACATATTGAGGCTGTGGAATGACAGAACCAACAAACAAATTCATAGACGCGATGAGGTCAGACGGGCTTGGGCCTGCCAACGTAGCTGACATCATCGCGGATGACACGCGGCGATACTACCAGATCGACGGGGATAAGCCCGGCGTGAAGAAAGGCAGCTACGTGTTGCGTGTGGACCATGACGGTTTCGCGGTGGGCGGTTACATGTCGATGCGCGATGGTCTGTGGCATCCGTGGCATAGTAAATCCAAGCGCGGTATGACGGATGACGAAAAGGCGGCATGGCAGGTAAGGCGCGATCAAGCCAAGGCGGATGCTGTGGCACGTGATGCGGATATGAGGGCAAAGGCCGCAGATACGGCACAGCGGCAATGGGGCGAGGCTGTAGGGGCCACCTCGCATCCCTACGCAACACGCAAGCACATGCGACTGGACGGCCTGCGTGTGTGGCTGGACGATGTGCTGTTGGTGCCAGCGTACAAAGCTGGCGTGATGGTGGGTTTGCAACGGATCACGCCGGATGGTGACAAGCTGTTCACACCGGGCGCTGAGATGGCTGGGGCGTCGGTGTGGGTCGGTGCCGCGCCTGATGCCGGTTACCGTGGCGTGGTGGCGGTTGGAGAGGGTTACGCCACATGTGACAGCGTAGGGCAGGCGACGGGCTGGCCGGTGTGTGTGGCGTTTAACGCGGGGAACCTGCGAGCGGTGGTTGCGCAGGTACGTAGCGACTACCCGGATGGTAGGTTGGTAGTGCTAGCTGATGAGGATAGGCACACGTGGGATGCTAAGCACCGGACTAAGCGTCCTGATGTGTTGCCATCGCTGGATGCGCCGGAATGGGATGAGTGGCGCGCGGCTGGCTGGCTCAAGAACGTGGGCCGGATCGCTGCGGAACAGGCTGCGGCGGCTGTGGGTGGCGCTCAGGTGCTAGGGGTGGCGGAAGGCGGCGACTGGAATGACTTGCATGTGACTGCGGGGCTGGATGCTGTGCGTGACAGGCTGTTGCCGCCGGTTGACGTGCCAATGATGGAGTGGGAACCTGTAACGTATGATGGCGGCAACGTGTTGGAAGATTTCAACACACTGACGCCGATTGAACAGGTGAACGAGGAGGTGAGGCCGCAGGGGTATGTGGGGAAGGTTTACTATTTCTTCCCGCGTAGCACGGGGGATATTGAGAGTTTGACAACCGGCGACCTTAAGTCAGACCTGAACCTGTATCACCTAGCAAGGGAATCGTTCTGGAAGAAATTCTTTGATGACCCTGAGAAGACCACCGGCAAAGAGGTGGTGACGATGTTTTCACCCAAGCTGATGGAGTTGTGCAAGGACAAGGGCAAGTTCGACGCTGATCGGGTCATGTCAACTGGCGTATGGCGGGATAACGATAGCGGTATTGTTGCGAACATGGGTAATACGCTGTACATCCCCGGTCGCGGCATGGTTGATCATTCCGACTATGTGAATGATAAGGTTTATGTCGCGGCCCCGAAAACAGTTGACTTGAATTGCGATGCGTTGAAGAATTCAGATGCGGTAAAGCTTCGTCAGATTTGCGAATCGCTGAACTGGAAACACAAGATCAGCGGTTCATTGCTGGCTGGCTGGATTTACGCGGCTGTTCTGTCTGGTGTGCTTCGATGGAGGCCACATATTTTCATCACGGGCGGCAAGGGCAGCGGTAAGACAACCGTGATGCGTGATGTGGTTAAGGTCGCATTGAATGGATGGTCAACCAACGCGGACGGCGGCACAACTGCGGCAGGTTTCAGGAAGAAGCTGGGCAACAAATCAAGCCCGGTGGTTAGCGACGAGATGGAGACTGAAACGGACGGTCAGCGCAAGAATGCGGACGATGTGCTGTTTCTGGCACGACAGTCGAGCAGCGGGGCGGAATATAGCAACGCATATGTTGACATTACCGTGCATAGCTGTTTCTGTTTCGGCGGTATCAGCCCGAACATCAAGAACGGGGCAGACAAGGACCGGATTACCATCATGGAACTGGTGCCAGATCGCGCGCCGGGTTTCCGTGCACGGTGGAAGGAAAAGGAAAAGGCAATCAAGGACACGATCACGCAGGATTACGGGCGGCGTCTGGTAAAGCGGGCTATTGACAACGCGGCTGTGTATCTTGAAAACTTGGAGGTATTCGAGGATGAATTGGCGGACTTGCTTGGTTCGTCTCGGTCTGCGGAACAATTCGCGCCGATGATTGCGGGCCTGTACTCACTCCACAGCACAGGCCGGATTGATCGCAAGCGCGCTGGTGAGTGGGTACGCGAACAAGATTGGGAGTTTTTCCGCGAGGATGAAGAAGGGTCGGACGCCGAGAAGATGGTTTCACACCTGATGACAGCTATGGCTGAATATACCGTTGCGGATAGGACGAACCGTGTTAGTGTGAGTGCCTTGATTGCGATGGTCAAGGATGGCGGTATTGCCTCGCATGGGGCGGCTAGCAGCTTGGGCAGGTACGGCTTGCGAGTGGATGGTGATTGGCTTGTGGTGGCTAATAGCAAGTCGCGGATTGGGGAGTTAATGAAGGACACGGCATGGGCTGTTCCGAAGAACACTTTGGGTCGGTATCCCGGTGCTGAGAGTGTCGGTACAACTTACTTTGCGGCTGGTGTGGTTAGTCGGGGTATTCGTATCCCGCTTGCTGGACTGATTGATGGGCATGTGGTAGACGAGGTGGAATTGGCTTTGGAGGGGTGGGAATGAGTTTGCTTGAATACAGGGAGTTTATCTCTCGTAGGGCAGTCGCACATGGTGGCAGTGGTTTTAAGCCTGACGCCATGAATGAAAAGATGAAGGTTCACCAGCGATCCGTTGTTGAATTTGCTTTGGATAAGGGTAAGTCGGCAGCTTTCCTTGATACTGGATTGGGCAAGAGCTTGATCGAATTGGAGTTCGCGCATCAGTGCGCGGAATATACAGGCAAGCCGAGCCTTATCTTGACCCCGCTAGCTGTTGCTGGTCAGATGGTGCGAGAGGGCCAGAAATTCGGAATTGACGCGCGACAGATCAGGGAAGCCGATGAAGTTGGCACTGGCGTTATGGTGGCGAATTATGAGCGGCTTGGAAAGCTGGAACCAAGCCAGTTTGGCGCTATTGTTCTGGACGAGAGCAGCATCTTGAAGTCGTTTAACGGTAAAACAAGAACGATGCTGGTTGATGCATTCGGGGAGTGCGAATTTAAACTTGCCGCAACCGCAACACCTAGCCCAAACGACCATATGGAACTTGGCAACCATGCAGAGTTTCTAGGCGTCATGCGTCAGCAGGAAATGCTATCCAAATGGTTCATCAATGACACGTCAACCGCATCGCAAGAATGGCGATTGAAGGGCCATGCGCGCGATGACTTCTGGCAGTGGGTTGCGAGTTGGAGCCGATGCGCTACCATGCCCAGTGATTTGGGTGGCGATGATACGGGATATTCACTGCCTGATGTTATCCGTAATCTGCATACGGTTGACGCTGATCGAAGCAATGACACTGATGGAAACCTGTTCCGCATTCCAGAACTGTCCGCTACCAGCTTTCATGCTGAAAAGCGCAACACCATGTCAATGAGGTGTGAAAAGGCCGCCGAACTCGCTAACTCACATGGAAATCCTGTAACCGTGTGGTGTGAGGGTAATGAAGAAAGCGCATTGCTTGCAAAGATGATAGATGGCGCTGTTGAACTTCGCGGCGATCAAAAGCCGGAAGAAAAGGAACGCATCATTCTTGGCTTTCTGAATGGTGAGTTTAGGGTTCTGGTGACAAAGCCTAAACTTGCAGGTTTCGGGCTGAACTTTCAACATTGCGCCCATGCTGTATTTGCGAGTATCAGTTACAGCTATGAACAGCATTATCAGGCAGTCAGGCGCTCGCATCGGTTCGGACAGTTGCAGCAGGTTGTAAACGATATTGTTGTTTCGGATACCGAGATGCAGATTTGGAATTTGATCAATGAGAAGGCAAGTAAGCACGGGGAAATGAAAGTAGCAATGGCAGACGCAATGAAGAAAGCGCAATCGCAAACCAAACGAATGATTGCATATGATCGGCCACTTGATTTATGGTTTCCTGAATGGGTTAAGTCGGAGGTGATGGCGTGAAATTATCGCAAGATGAATTGCAATCTTTGTATTGGGATGAAGGTTTATCTTGCGTAGATATCGGCTATATGGTTTCGCGCGATCCAAAGACTGTTTGGGCTTGGATGAAATCCTACGGTATGTCAACGCGGCCAAGGGGATCAGATGAACGTCAACAGTTTGGCAAAGGTAAGGAAATAGCGCGTGGGTGGTTTCACACGGACGAAACAAAAGAAAAAATAAGGCAAGCAAGAATTGCAGACGGTTCAAAAGGGCTTTTCAAAGCGAATGGTGATCACATTATGAAAGGCAGGAAGGGGGCCGATCATCCATCTTGGCAGGGCGGAACAACTCCTATCAGGCAAAAATTCTATTCTTCGGATGAATGGAAATCAGCTTGCGTTACTGTGTGGCGAAGAGACGATGCAATATGCCAGCGTTGCAAAATAGACCACAGAACCATCAACCGTGAAGAAATGAAGTTTCACGTTCACCACATATATGGATTTACGCGGTTTCCTGAATTGCGCGCAGATCCGAATAATCTTGTCCTCCTATGCGAAACGTGTCATAGGTGGGTTCATGGTAAAGAAAACGTCAATAAGGAGTGGATTGGCAATGAAGAAACCTGAGTATAATGGCAACGGTTGGGCGCTGCATAACAGTGATTGTATTGAGGGTATGTGGGCTATGCCGGAGGGTAGTGTTGATCTTTCAATCTTTTCTCCCCCTTTCGGGGATTTATTCGTGTATTCCGACAGCGAACGCGACCTAGGAAATGCTGGCACTGGTCAGAAATTCCTAAACCAATACAAGTTTTTTGCTGAGGCAATTGAACGTGTAATGAAGCCGGGCCGTATCATTTGCGTTCATTGCACAGACCTGCCGATGCGCAAGGGGCGAGATGGCGCGATTGGATTGCAAGACTTCTCGGGCGATCTTATCAAGGCGCATACTGATGCTGGCATGATCTACCATGGCCGCACTACGATCTGGAAAGACCCGGTAGTGGAGATGCAGCGCACGAAAGCACTTGGCTTGCTGTATAAGCAAATCCGTAAAGACAGCGCAATGAACCGAGTGGGGATGCCTGATTACATGCTGTTCTTTCGTAAGGATGGCGATAACCCAGACCGAATCGAACATACTGCGGTAGGAGACAGTGCGGCAGTTGTGATCGCGCGCAAGTGGCTGGAATTCATGCGCCGCGATGGGTTGGTGTCGTCTGTGCCTGATGATGAAGTAATTGCTGCATTGTTGCCGTATGTCGAAATGGACGTGTACGAGTGGCAGAAACTTGCAAGCCCTGTGTGGATGAATATCGATCAAGGCAAGGTGCTGAATGGGTACCGGAAAGCCAAGGGTGTTGCCGACGAACGCCATGTATGCCCACTTCAGTTGGATACAATCGAGCGTTGTTTGCGCCTTTATAGCAAGCCGGGGGATGTGGTGATGGACCCATTCAACGGCATCGGATCAACGGGATATGTGGCGCTACAGCATATGCGGAGATATGTGGGATTTGAGCTTAAGAGTGAATATGCGGCACAAGCTGGGTTGAATTTGGCAGAAGCGGAAAAAATGGCTGGCGACCTTTTCGCATGATAACCCTATATGATGACCAACAAGAGACGGTGCGCGATGTGCGCGCCGCCTTTGCGGATGGGCACCAGACGGTTATCCTGCAAAGCCCTACAGGCAGCGGCAAGTCTCGCATGGGCGCTTATATGGCGGCTGGCGCTATTGCAAAGGGCGCAACTGTTCTGTTTGATGTGCCTATGAAAGAACTCAGAAAACAAATCGGCAACACATTCCGCGACGTTGGGATTGACCACAGCTATATTGCCAGCGGTCAGAAATACAATCCGTTTTCGTCGGCTTGGATCAGCACCACGCCAACAATTGCTGGCAGGCTGGATCGAGTGCCAAGGATCAAGTTTGCGTTGATTGATGAGGGCCATCAAGGAGGCGCAGGCAGGGATAAACTCAAGGAATGGCTGCGGGCGCAGGGTGCTAAAATCCTGATCCTGACAGCCACGCCTGAGCGGTTGGATGGTAAACCAATCGACGGGACTTGTGAACGTATCGTAATGGGTAAGTCAATCAAATGGCTGATAGAAAAAAAACGTCTGTCCGATTATCGGTTGTTCAGCCCAAACCAACCTGACCTTAGTGAGTTGCGCCGATCTAGTAGCGGTGAATATAATTCACAAGATGCGGCAAGCTTCATGGAAAGCCAGTCAGTAATTGTTGGCGATGCTGTCAGGCATTATCAACAGTTGGCTATGGGCATGCGAAATGTGAGTTATTGCGCGTCGATCAAACATAGCCAGATGGTTTGCCAATCGTTCAACGAAGCTGGTATTCCAAGCGCGCATATTGATGGTGAAATGGATGATGCGCAACGGCTGCGGATAATTCGGGCGTTTGCGAGGCGGGAAATCCTGAACATCACGAATGCCGACCTATTGCTGTATGGATTCGATTTGGCGGCGTCCAGCGGTGATAATAACGCGGTAGTCGAGAGTATTAGTGACTTGAAGCCTACTATGTCCAAAGCGATGCAGTTTCAAAAGCTAGGCCGTGCGCTAAGGATGAAGCCAAACGCTGCGATTATCTGCGATCATGCAGCGAATACGTTTAACGCGGATGGGTCAAGCAAGCATGGGCTGCCATGCGCGCAGGTTGACTGGCAATGGCGTGGCCGCGAAAAACGACTAGGCGAGGGTAAGGAAAAGACTATCCCTGTGAGGCAGTGTCAGCAGTGTTACATGGTGCATCGCCCTAGCCCAGCATGCCCGAGTTGCGGTTTTGTGTATCCGGTGCTAGGTAGGACGCCGGAACAGATTGACGGTGAATTGGTGGAGGTTAGCCGCGAACAGGCTGCACAGGTTGCGAAGCAGGAACGGCAGGTGCAGGGGCGAGCTGATACGTTCGAGGCGCTACTAGAGTTGGAACGGCGTAAAGGAAATAAGCGAGGGTGGGCGGAAAATTTATGGAAGGCTCGGGGAAATCAGGGTCATGGACTGGCGCAAAGGAGGGTGAAGTGGGAATCGGTGAACAGGTGAAAGAAGGTGATACTATAGCCGTTTGGGTTTCATGCGGTGCTGCTAGTGCCGCAGCGGCAATTCTAACTTGCGCTAAGTATGGCAATATGTGTGATGTTAGGCTTTTGAATAATCCAATCAAAGAGGAACATGAAGACAACCAAAGATTTATACAAGACCTGTCCAAGCATTTAGGTCGTGAAATTGAGATTGTTATAAATCCAGACTGGCCGACATGCTCTATCTTCGATGTTTTTGAGAAGCGCAAGTTCATATCCTCGCCATATGGTGCGCCGTGCACTGGAGAGTTAAAGAAGAAAGCTAGACATCATTGGGAGTCAAAAAATAAAGCCGATTGGCATGTTATGGGTTTTACATACGACGAAAAGGACAGGCATGATAATTTTATTATTTCAGAGCGTGAGAACGTAATTCCTATTCTAATTGATCGGATGATGACAAAGGATGATTGCGGAAAGATGATGAACGCAATTGGCCTGAAAATGTCAGTTGCATATGAATTAGGTATGCCAAATGCAAACTGTATAGGATGTGTAAAGGCTACTAGCGCAACTTACTGGAATCTGATTAGAAAAATTGCACCGGAAAGATTTTCACATCTTTGCGCTGTATCTAGAGACATTGGCGCTAAGTTGGTTAGGTGGAAGGGTGAGCGTATTTATCTTGATGAACTACCAGCACATGCAAAGGGTGGTGATTTGAAGAAGATGAACTTGGATTGCGGATTCTTTTGTGAGGAGAAGTGGAAGTGATAAATCTTGTGAGCAAAGCCGGAAAATCTTGGGCCAGAATACACATTGCCAGTGAATATGATCTAGCAAAAAAGTGTTTGATGGATTTTTGTGATTCTGGTTTTTGTGTATCTTTATCCAGATGTGATTACATTTATAAGTATGGAGTCGAGTCAGGAATTGTTGTCGGACTGATTGATTACCCTAGGTTTCCAAAGACGCAAGAAGAGATAAGTAGCATTGCTAGAGATATTGCACAAAAGCTATGTGTTAATACAAATCAAGGAATTTATACTGTTGAACTTCCAACAGGAAATGAGTTTTATTCAAGGAGGGATTCTGAAGGATGATCAGATCAGAAGCAAATATCCTAAACGATTGCATGATTGCGCTTAGCAATGCGGGATGTCTTGTGTGGAGGAATAATGTCGGAGGATGGAAAGACCCCGCAACAGGCCGCGTGATCCGATACGGTGTTGGCGGCAAGGGCGGATCAGACCTACTGGGGGTCGCGCCAGACGGTCGGCTACTGGCGATCGAGACGAAAACAGCAACTGGCCGCATCAGGCCAGAACAGGAGTTATTCATCGCTGCGGTACGTTCGCGCGGTGGCCGGGCTGGCATTGCTAGATCGGCTGAGGATGCGGTGCGGATTGCGCTTGACTAGGGTGGTTGGGCGTGTTAAGGGTTTGGGGACATAACCTTGGAGGGTGATACGATGAAATACGAAGAAATCAAATGGGGCTGGAATACCATCGGCGGCATCGGTGATATCGTTGGAAAGGTTCCTGTTGAAATTACCACAAACACTTACGAAGACGTGATTTTCATGCGGTTTTCTGACAATACCGCATGCCGCTTTTATCACGATCAAGATTGTTGCGAGAGTGTTGTGATTGATGACGTGAATGGAGATTTGCAAGACTTGATCGGCAATCCTATTCTTGTCGCAGAAGAAAGGGTAAACGAAGACCCCGGAGAAGATGCTGACTACGATAGCCATACTTGGACGTTTTACACGTTTCGCGGTATCGGCGGCAGTGTTGACGTGAAATGGCATGGATCGAGTAATGGTTACTATTCTGAATCTGTTGACTTCCAGATGATCAATTTGCCGATGGGTGCAGCATGACCCTAACCACCTACCCCGAACTTGAACAGGGAAGCCCAGAGTGGCTAGACGCGCGACGGGGCCTTATGACCGCCAGCGAGTTGAACTTGATCCTGACACCGACAATGAAACTCGCAAACAACGACAAGACCCGCGCCCATTCCTACGAATTGGCAGCGCAGCGTATTACGGGGTATACCGAGCCTAGCTATACTGGAGATTCAATGCTTAGGGGTTGGGCCGACGAAATCCGGGCGAGAGACTTGTATTCCGAACACCGCGCGCATGTTTTTGAAATTGGCGGAATGTGCCGTGACTTCGGCACGTTTAAGCTATGGTGCAGCCCGGATGGAATGGTTGGCGATGATGGCGGGATTGAATGCAAGTCGCGCGTTCAGAAGCACCATATTCGCACGATTACGGAAAACGATGTGCCGGAAGAACACAAGCTACAAGTGCAAGCGTTTCTTCTGGTGAGTGGTCGTGATTGGATTGATTATATAAGCTACTCCGGTGGCCTTCCCATGTGGATCATCCGGGTTGAACCTGATCCAGTGGTACAGGCGGCTATCATCGCGGCATGTGAGGCTTTTGAGTTGAAGGTGCAAGAGGTGATGGACAAGTACCAGAAAGCTGTTGACGGCTTGGGTGATGGTGTGATTGATACTGAGCGTGGATTGGATTCGGACGTGATTGTCCGTTAAGGAGGCTACATGGTAGACGTAACGAAATACACATACAGCAAGGGAAATCAGCTTAATGCCGACGATATCGTGTCGGCACCTATTACGGTTCAGGTTGCAGCGGTTGAAGAAACTAATGACGCGCAGCAACCACTTGCAATTCGGTATGATGGCGACAACGGTAAGCCGTTCTTGCCATGCCTGACTATGCGCAAGCTTATTGCGGCGCTATGGGGCGCTGAGAGTGACGATTGGGTTGGAAAAAGCCTGACATTGTACCGCGATCCAAGCATAAAATTCGGCCCTGATACGCCGGGCGGTGTTCGGATCAGCCATATGAGCGGCATTGAAAAGACTGTATCCGTACAGCTGCTAGAGAAGCGAGGCAAGCGGCGGCAGTATACAATTGTTCCGCTAGAGGTCAAGCCACCCGCACCCACGCCCACCACCAACCACACCGAACTATTCAAAGACGCGCGTGATAATGCGGAAGGCGGTGCTGAAATCATGCGCAAGTGGTGGGCAACGAAATCCAAGGATGAACAGGCTGCACTGAAAACCATTTTGCCCGAGTTGCAGGAAATCGCAGCCAAAGCCGACGCACCCCCGGCAGATTGACACAATAGCGCCCGGCTGTTATGGTCGGGCGTGGTATAAATGGAGGATTGAATGCCTAAGTACAGACTTTTAGCAAGTTACGGATTTGCTGGAACCGATACTGAATTTGGTGTATTGGAATTTGAAACAGAGGAAGATGCAAGTAAATGCGCATGGGATTGCGCATGTGAACGTGTTGACGCTTGGGTTGAACTAGTTGAGGATGACGACGAATGAACATCGAAAAGAAACCAATTGGCCTGAAACGAATGACGAAGCCGCATAGTATTCCGGTTCGTTTGGCATCTGGCGGCAAGGAATATGTGCGGGATACGAGCAAGAAACGCGGTTACAAGGTTAAGGGGGAGTAATGGCGGGATCGGTCAACAAGGTCATCATCATCGGCAATCTGGGCCGCGACCCCGAGGTGCGCAGCTTCCCCAGCGGCGGCAAGGTCTGCAACCTGCGAATCGCCACTAGCGAGAGTTGGAAGGACAAAGCCAGCGGAGAACGCAAGGAACGCACCGAATGGCACACGGTAGCGATTTTCGACGAAAACCTTGTGCGCGTGGCTGAGCAATACCTTAAGAAGGGCAGCACTGTATACCTAGAAGGCCAGCTGGAAACCCGCAAATGGCAGGACCAGTCGGGGGCGGATAAGTACACGACCGAGGTTGTGCTGCGGCCATTCCGATCAACCCTGACCATGCTGGGCGGCAAACCTGCTGGTGATGGTGCGAGGGAAGAGCCGCGCCGCGATGATCCGCCAGCGCAACGACACGCGATGGAAGATGAGATTCCATTTTAGCCACAATAGCTCTTGACACCACCACGCGCCCGGCTTATGCTGGGCGCAACCAAATCAGGAGTAACCCATGAACCAAGTCTATCTAATCCATCAAGCTGTGTGGTCTGATATTATCGACCAGTGCCGCGAATTTATCCTTGCGCGCGACAATGATGGTGTTAATGTGTATGTGATCCGGGATGGGTCGGAACGTGTGAGGGTGAAATGAAAGCAAACCAATCAGTAAACTTTACGATTGACGTTGACGCTTCGATTGAGGCGCGAATGGTGCTCTGCGATTACGGGGTTGATCGCAGCCCTGTGTGGTGGGAATCGGATGATCATAACTACGCGGATTACACTGTGACGATTGCTGGCGTTGACGTTGAAGTTATGTGCTTGCCAAAAGATTTGCGGGATGCTATCTTGGAGTGCGCTATTGAGGCGTGTGACGAAAACAAATGGAGTGGGTATGATGAAGATTGAAGTGGGCAAGAGCTACAGGACCCGCGACGGGGTAAAGGTTGATATTCTCGGGACAGCATTCGACGGCGACAAGTACGGTGATTTCAATGGGCTGACCCACTATTGGGACAAAAGCGGGGCCGCAGTCATGGAGTTTGACCGCATTGCACCCGACATCATTGCCGAATGGACCAACCCCGTCACCCTCTCCACCACATGGGAAGTGATGGACCCCGCCGCCGCAGCGCACGATCTGGACCGCATCTCGCTGCCGGATGGTCGCGTATACGCCCGCCGAGTGGTTGCCGTGGGTGAAGTTGCCCTGGAATTCGACAGCAACGGCGATTCTTACATTGAGCATATGGGTCAGGACGCGCTTGTCAATGTCCGCATCACCCTGCCCACCCGTGACGGCGCGTTGATCGCTGGCACCTATACCTCCGCAGACGGCAATTCCGTTGTCGTGGGGGTGGTGTGATGAACTTCAAAGACCGCACCTTCTGTTCTGCCAAGTGTCGAAATGACACATGTTATCGTCAATGGACTGACGAACTGCATCAGCAAGCGCGCAGATGGTGGTCACACGCACCAGATGATGCGCCGATTGCGTTCAGTGACTACAGCGCCACATGCCCGGAGCACCAACCATGATCGACCTAACCCAACAAAACGAACACCAACGCGAGGAAACCTTGCGTCGTGTCAAGCAAGGCAAATACGCGACTGGAACCGTTATCCAGTATCACGAAGGTTGCGCGGCTGATGACATTGGCCTGCAACAGATTGGCCGGGATATGATGGCGCTATCCAATTCAGGGCACGTTGCGCTGGTGCAGAAACGCATTCAAGATGAACCGAGGCGCTATCTGTATTGGGGGGTTGTGGTGTGAACCTGCACGACTACCAAACCCAAGCCACGAAGACAGCTATCTATCCGCGCCAGTACGCTATCATCTATCCGGCACTAGGCTTGACTGGGGAGGCTGGTGAGGTGGCCGAGAAAGTCAAGAAGATGATCCGGGATGGAAATCTTGACGTTGATGGATTGCACAAGGAAATCGGTGATGTGCTGTGGTACCTGGCCGCGATCTGCAATGACATTAGCGAAGAATATGGCGTTGATCTTTCGCTTGCAAGGGCAGCTGAGGTCAACCTAGCCAAGTTGCAGTCTCGGGCTGAACGTGGCATGATCCAAGGTTCTGGCGACAATCGCTGAATTGCCACGCGGCTCTAATCGGGCCGCGTTTTTATCACAATGGGGAATATCACTAAATGAACGAGTATCAGCAGTTTATCGCTCTGTCTAGGTATGCGCGATGGTTGCCGGAAGAAAACCGGCGTGAGACTTGGGTGGAGACTGTTAGTCGATACATTGACAATGTTGTACTTGATAATGGCGGTCCAGTTTACGATAGCGATATTGCACCAGTTATTCAAAAGGCTATCCTTAACCTAGAGATCATGCCATCAATGCGCGCAGTAATGACCGCAGGGTTGGCGCTTGAACGAGATAATACGGCAGGGTATAACTGCGCGTATTTGCCGGTTGATGACCCTAAGTCATTTGATGAGGCTATGTTCATTCTGCTTTGCGGAACCGGAGTTGGGTTTTCAGTTGAGCGTCAGTATGTCCAGAAGTTGCCGGAGGTTCCTGATCGTTTGTTTGAAAGCGAAACCGTCATTGCAGTAAAGGACAGTAAAGAGGGTTGGGCTAAGTCGTACCGTCAACTGCTTAGCCTTCTTTGGGCTGGGGAGGTTCCTAAATGGGACGTATCGCGTGTTAGGCCATCGGGTGCAAAACTAAAAACCTTTGGCGGGCGCGCGTCTGGCCCCGATCCTCTTGTTGATTTGTTCCGGTTCACTATTGCCAAATTCAAAGGCGCGACCGGGCGTAAGCTATCTAGTGTCGAGTGTCACGACATCATGTGTAAGATCGGTGAAGTGGTTGTTGTAGGCGGCGTTAGGCGCTCTGCGATGATTAGCCTTAGCAACCTGTCGGATGATCGTATGCGACACGCTAAGAGCGGCCAGTGGTGGGCTACTGACCCACAGCGGGCATTGGCTAACAACTCTGTTTGCTACACGGAAAAGCCTGACGCTGAAACCTTTATGCGCGAGTGGCTGGCGCTTGTGGAAAGCAAATCAGGAGAACGAGGCATATTCAATAGGCAAGCCGCAAAAAAACAAGCCGCTGCAAATGGACGGCGTAATTCAGGTTTTGAGTTTGGGTGCAATCCTTGTTGTGTTTCCGGTGAAACAGTCATCCTGACAGATTTGGGATATATTCCAATTCAAGAGGCTGTAGGAAAAGATGTTCGAATCTGGAACGGAGAGAATTGGGCTGATGTTAAACCTTATGAGGCTGGAGAATCTGATCTTGTTCGGGTAACACTCACTGATGGTTCGTATCTAGACTGCACTTGGAATCATCGGTGGGTAGTTGATGGCGATTTCAAGGTGACTAAAGTACTGAGTATTGGTGATGCTCTTGATAAATTCGACATGCCAGTTGTCAACTCGGGCGATGATCCTGTAATTGATGCTTACTCGCAAGGCTTCTATTCTGGTGATGGCAACAAGGGTTATACTCGTTCGTTTGTGTATGAGCCTAAATATCCTTGCATCGACCGTTTGATTGGCAAGGTTTATCAGGATAACGCTAATCAAAATCGTCGAGTTTGGAACCATGGTCCAATGCTAGACAAGGCTTATGTTCCTGTAGAGGCATCCCTTCCATATCGTTTGAACTGGCTGGCTGGTATTCTTGATTCGGATGGTGTGGTTACGCGTGACAAGAACGGTAGCGGTTTCCAGATTGCATCTATTGATCATGGATTTTTAGACAATCTTCGGCTTATGCTAACGACTATGGGTGTTAGGGCTAAGGTTGTTCATGCCGCCGATTCTGGATACAAATCATTGCCTGACGGAAAGGGTGGAAGTAAGGACTATTTTTGCCAAGAATCTCGCCGTATCCTTATTGGAAATACAGACGCTTATCGGCTAATTCAGCTTGGACTTAAACTCAATAGGCTTGATCATAACGGTAAAGCGCCACAAAGAGACGCGCGGCGGTTTGTCCGAGTTGCATCAATCGTTCCTTTGGATCGGTTCGAAATGACTTACTGCTTTACTGAGCCTAAAACTTCTCGGGGCACGTTTAACGGCATCGTAACTGGAAACTCTGAGATTCTACTTCGCCCATATCAGTTCTGCAACTTGACGGAGGTGGTATGCCGCGCCGATGATACAATGGACACACTAAAGGAGAAAGTCAGGCTTGCGACTATCCTTGGTACAATCCAAAGTACTTTTACGCATTTTCCATATCTACGCAAGATTTGGAAAGACAACACTGAGGAAGAGCGGCTTCTTGGCGTCAGCTTGACTGGAATTCTAGATTGCCCAGTTACAAACGGATATAATAATCCAATGAGGCTTCCTGAATTCCTTGATGTTTTGCGTCAGACCGCAATCGACACAAACAAGGAGTGGGCTGAAAAGCTAGGAATACCGCAATCCGCCGCAATCACTTGTGTAAAACCATCTGGAACCGTTAGCCAACTAGTTGACAGCGCATCCGGCATCCATGCGCGCCACTCTGAATATTACATCAGGACCGTGCGAGGTGATAATAAAGACCCACTAACGCAATTCATGATTGCGCAAGGTATTCCAAATGAACCGTGCGCAATGAAGCCGGGAACTACTACAGTTTTCAGCTTCCCGCAAAAAGCACCTGATGGCGCAATTACTCGAAACGACATGACCGCAATTGAGCAATTGGAGTTCTGGCTAACGTATCAACGGCACTGGTGCGAACATAAGCCTAGCGTTACTGTAACGGTGCGCGATGAAGAATGGCTAGACGTTGGTGCTTGGGTATATCGTCACTTTGATGAAGTGAGTGGCATTAGCTTCCTGCCTCATTCTGATCACAGCTATAAGCAAGCGCCGTATCAAGAATGCACCAAGGGTGAATATGACGCAGCTGTGTCAGTCATGCCAACTAACATTGATTGGTCACGGCTTGCAGAGTTTGAGAAAGACGACACTACAAAGGGCGCACAAACCCTAGCATGTAGTTCCGGCGTTTGTGAGTTGGTTGACGTATAAAATGACTTGACAACCCCGCCGCCCTGTGCATAATGGGGCGGCGTTAGCAACGGAGGTGAAAAATGACGAACAGATACGACGAGAACGACATCATTCGGCGTGAAGGATGTATGATTGCAGGTCCATTGAAAATAGCATCTTACCGAGTAAAAGATGTATGCACTGGTGAATTCGGAAGCCTTCAAATTCACATGACTTACGATAATACTGTTATGGCGGTTTTGGGCGAAGAAAGCGCAAAACTTCTTTGCAAATTTATTGAGATGAACGTTACTAGCCGAGGTGATAGAATGACCACAGACCAAGCAATCATCTGGAACGCGGCGATTAATGCGGCTGCGATGGAGTATTACAAAGGCATTGGCGCAATTCGCCAGTTGCGGAAGAAGTTTGTCGTGACTGTTGAACATATCGGTACTACGGCGCGGCAGGAGGTTTCTGTTGATGAGTGATATTAAGGTTGTCATGACGGATTCCATGGGGTCCGATTTGAAGGTCTGCCAGATGGCTAAGGATAGCTTCGGGCGCACTACGGATTGGGAACCAGATGGCAGCCTATCCGCCAAAGACCAACGACTGCTTAAAATGCTGGCGCGCGGCATGGGCGAGGCTGAATACACAGCCATGATGGCCGATCCGACACCCGCAAACATGTGGCGTTTCAAACACACCACGCCACACCTCGCGCCGTTCGGTCACAACTTTGCGACGTTCCAATTCCAAGCACCTGTGTTTGTCATGCGCCAGATCGTCAAGCATGAATATTTGCGTTTGTCGGAACTATCCATGCGCTATGTTCGGGATATGCCGGAGTATTTCCGGCCGAAATCTTGGCGGTCTGTTGCGGATGATGTTAAGCAGGGGAGTGGGGGTGATATTATAGGCGTACCTGCGCATATGCTATACAAGCATCTTGAAGATTGTGAGGAGTATGATGGTGATGAATACAGAATCATGACGCACAAGGATGGCATTGCTGGCCTAGCCCCCGAGCAAGCCCGCATGTTCCTGCGCCTGTGCCACATGACACAAGGCCACATCAGTGGCAGTATGGATGCCTTTGCGAACCTCGTTATCCAGCGCCTAGACCCGCATGCACAAGAAGAAACACGTGAATTCGCGCGCCAGATTGACGCGGCTATGGGTGATCGGTTTCCGTTGTCGTGGGCTGCCTTGATGGAAGGCGTTTCGCGTACTTGACTGCCTTCCCCGCGTATGGTATGCGGGGTAATCCTATGGAGGGAATGATGGAATTCACAAAATACATGCACCTTGAACGCCTTGGAACTTCTGAGGTTGAAGGAATTGAGGACGGGTTGACGTATGTCTTCCCTAAGCTGGACGGAACAAACGGCAGCGTGTGGATTGATGATGAAGGGCAGATTAATGCCGGTTCTCGAAATCGCCATCTGTCAATCGGCGCTGATAATGCCGGGTTTCTGGCTTGGGCTGTAGAACAGTCCAACCTTAAACAATACCTGAAACACAACCCAAGCCATATCTTGTACGGTGAGTGGCTTGTGCCGCACAGCCTGAAAACATACCGTGATGATGCTTGGCGGCGTTTCTATGTGTTTGATGTTCTGGACCGTGCGACTGGTGCGCTGGTTCATTACGAAAACTACAAAGATGGGATTGAACGTCATGGCATTGACTACCTTGCGCCAATTGCGCAAATCAAGAACGGTTCTCTTGAACATTTCTTGAAGTGCCTTGACAAGAACGTCCATCTTATCAAGGACGGATGCGGAGTTGGCGAGGGTATCGTAATCAAGAATTACCAGTGGCAGAACAAATATGGCCGCGTGACTTGGGCCAAGCTGGTGGGTAATGCTTTCCGAGAACAGCACGCTAAAGCCATGGGTTCGCCTGAAATTGGCGGAAAGGTTATTGAAGAAAAGATTATTGACGAGTTTGTTACGCAACACCTTGTCGATAAGGTACACGCCAAGATTGTGAATGCAGAGGGTGGATGGCAGTCTAAATTCATTCCGCGACTTCTTGGCGAAGTGTGGCACGATCTTGTCAACGAGGAAATGTGGGAGATTGTAAAGAAGCACAAGAATCCACGCATTGACTTTTCCGGTCTGCAAAGGTTTTGCCAGATTAAGGTAAAAGAGTTGCGCAAGGACCTGTTCTAATGACACCCCAAGCCCTTATCAACCTAGTTGGCTATGGCGCGGCAAATCGCCGCGTCAAGGCCATGGGTATGTGGCGCGAGACTATGACTGACACTGAGCGTATTCAGTGGATTGAGGAAACTGGATCGACAATCGTATACAGCCAATCCAGTGAGGAATTCAATGTTTTCACTGGATATGGTGAATATATTGACATTCTGCGCCCGGCGATTGACGAAGCATCTACACTAAACACCGCGCGTGATTACCGCGCATACTTGGAGGAATGAAAATGAAACTATCAATCGAGCGCCGCGACCTTCTGGCTCTTGCAACTCGGGCCGCTAATGTGGTGAACAGCCGCAACACCATCCCTATTCTCGCCAACGTCAAGCTGTCGGCGCGTGATGGTCAATTGTGCGCTGTATCCACCACGCTTGACCAGCAGCTTGAAACTCGGGTGCCAGCGCGCGTTGATGTTGAAGGCGAGATTACCGTTGACGCAAAGCTTCTGGCCGACATTGCAAAGGCGATCAAGGATGGCGCATTGATCGAATGTGATCTGTCCGATTACATGCTGCACCTGAGCGCGGGCCGGGCGAAATACAAGCTGCAAACGCTGCCGGTTGAAGACTTCCCTATGATGCGGGCCGACAACTTCACGACCACGTTTGAAGTTGACGCTACGGCATTGCGGAACATGCTTGAGAAGACGGTTTGGGCATCTTCGGCGGATGAGGCGCGCTACTATCTGCAAGGCGTGGCAATGCAGCACCGTGATGGCAAGGCGGTGTTTATCGCAACAGATGGTCATCGACTGGCGCGGTTCATTGGCCCTGATCTGCCAGCGTTCCCGGATGTAATCATCCCGTCCAAAGCAGTTGCGGAGTTTATGCGCATTCTGGACGGCGAGACTGCGGAAGTCAGTGTATCCGAAACCAAGGTGCGCGTTGTGATCGGTGATACCAGCATTACGTCTAAGCTCATTGATGGCACGTATCCAGACTGGACGCAGGTCATTCCTGCCCCACGACCTGACTATGTGACGGCATCCAGTGTCGATCTTAAAGACGCTATCACGCGAGTTGTGATCGTGGCATCTGACCGAGTGCGAGCTGTCAAACTTTCGGTTGCTGGTGGTTCGTTGGGGATTGACGTGCGCGACCAGAACGGGCACACGGCGGAAGAACGGATTGACGTTGAACAGGTCGGCGCTGATGTGGTGATCGGCATCAACTCGAAGTACGGGCTTGATGCACTGAACCGCGCGGATAAGGGCGACGTGACCATCCAGTACGGCGGGTCTGGTGAGCCTATGCTGGTGCAATACGCCGAGGAGCCTAACTTGGTGGCGGTTATTATGCCTGTGCGGGTGTGACGGATTGACAGGGAATGACCGTGCTGCTATGGTGGTGGCACGGGAACTTAATGGAGTGGATGGAATGAATATTGAATATAATGTGGCAGAAGATCGTGATGAGTGTGTTGCTGTCATTCAGGTTTTTCCTAATGGTGCGCAATCCATCGCAGTAAAAACGGATGAAGGATGCACTATCTTCTATGATTCCGGTGAGACACCGAACCATGGCGGTCATATCGACTGGCGGGCGGAGGTGGGGTCGGCAACTAAAAAGCTCTACCCCGGCGATAAAATCACGATCACGTTTTGAGAGGATGACAGAATGAACATCACACGTCAGCAACGGCGCGCGGCAGAACGTCGCGCTAATAAACCTGAACCCGCAACGATTGAACGCACTTCCACGCGACACATCAGCGGAACCAAGGGCATGCCGTTTTCGCGCATGAAACTTGAAAGCATTACGCCAGCTAAGGACGGTAAGGCTGCTGTTTTCAATGTTCGCGGCTATACGACGAACAAGTATCAATCGGTCAAAGCGAAGTTGCACAACATTGACTGGTTTATTCGCGGCCTGTCGCTTGATATGAAGTTGGCCATGCTAGGCAAGTAAAACCAAGGCCGGGCTAATAACCCGGCCTTTTCATTTTGTATCTTCAAACATAATATGCCAGATTAAGCCTGATTTTAACCTAATTATGTATTTTCAGCCAAACCATTCTCCCAATCAATCAGCATATCAATACAATCCCGGGCCTTTTGCAAATCCTCAATTCCATTTTTATCCCTAAATCGAGTGACGTACTTCACAACTGTATGTTGCAAAGGGTCCAGTCCGTTTGCCATGCTGTATTGCATCGGCTGGATTGCAAGCTTGGTGTAGTGATCGCCTCCGACTTGTGTTTGCCATGCGTTCATTAGTAAACCCTTTCTTGCTCACCATGCCGGGCACTGAACCCATTATGCTGATCAAAAAGCTTTCGTGCAATCATCGCGGCAGTATGGCATTTGAATTTGCCAATATAGAGGTTGGCCTTAAACCAACCCAATGCCTCTTTGGTTTCCTTGCGCCTATTATCGAAGGAAGACCCTTTTCGTATTTCATTCATTCATCATCCCTCCAGATGCTATCATGTGTTTGAGCAATCATTCCATATATAGGATCGAATGTCATGGCCTGCAAGCCACGGATTCCACCAAAGTTTGCCCCGTGCGCGTCCGCTGGCGCGAAAGCTCGAAGCGAATAGTGTGTAGCGCCTACAAGATCAATGGTGCGAAGGTGATGGACATGCCCGGTAAGGATAACGCGAGAGGCGGTGCATTGATCCCAGAATCCGCATTTATCAGCAATGATCATGGCCAGCTTTTCTGGTTTGGCGCGATCACCGTGATGGACTGCTACAAGGTTTTTACCGTGCTTCATCCAGAAAATTTCCGACTTGTCCGCGCCCTGAACTACTGGAAAGTCTACACGATCAGTATTCCGATACCGCATCTTGAGGGCAATCTTCAGAATAACGTGCGATTCTTCGCAGTGATTTCCTCGCACCACTACCACGGAGACCTTAGCGTGACGTTTTAGCAGGATTTCAATAGATTGAACCAAAGTCTCAACTGCAACATCAACAATCTTCTCAAAACGCCCGTCCACATCAAGAATATGGCCGTGTGCAGGCGTCATGTTTTTTCCAGAAGGTGTGTGCAGGCTATCCCCTCCAATAACCACAAGAGCATGACCTGACATAGGAACTCTAGCTGAAAGTCGATCAATTGATGATGTTAGGTCTTTCTGGAAGTGGCTCAGATCATAATCAGGACCACGGGTTTCGCGCGACCAACTCAACTGTCCGATATGCAAATCAAAAAGCCCATAAACACTGAGCAAGTCAGAATGATAGAACTCTCCGACCTGCGGCACATAAGCCGGAATATCCCGAAATGCATCAGCCACTCGCTGCAACATATCACTGCCAGCATCCTCTCGCGGCGTCTGGAAGTAAGACGACACGCCATTCCGCTTGATCCAGTAGCTGTGAGGCATGACGTTAGCCCCCGCAGCCACAGCAGCCGCCTGTGCGCTAGGATCAGCCGCAGCCCACGCCCTAGCACGTTCCAGCAGGCTCTTTACCTGCCGCTCGGTCTTTCCCATGGCTGCGGCGATCTCTGCCCGAGACTTACCGCCTGCCCGCATATCCATAGCTGTTTTCTGATCTTCGGTCATATTATCCTCCAATGACTTACCCCGCCTTATTAGGGCGGGGCTGCTGTCGTGTCAAATTGGCGGCTTACATGTTTGGTTTTAGTGGCGCGTGAATGCCTGTCGATCCTGCCACCACTGGACACAATGCGCCGTTGTTGACGGCAAAAACCACCCAGCCGCCTTTACCATCCTCGGCCATGAAGAACGCCCACTCTTTGGACGTATCCCCGAACGTGACGGCGTATCCGTTTTCTTCCAGCGCCGCCATAGCTTCACCGGCTGGCATGCACTCGCTTGCATATGCGGGCGCGGCACACGACGCGACCAATGCAACTGATGCGATTAGGCTTGATCGGATTACTTCCATTTCATTCTCCCTGTGTTAATTCCGTTTGCGACTAGAAATTCCCGCGCCTTGCTTTTCATCCATGCCGCCCGCCAACCTACAGGATCATCCTCATATGTGCTTCGGACTGGATCACCGCCAGCGTCTCGCCAACCTTCCTCGTATGCCGCCCTGATTTCGTATTGCAATCGGTTGAACACAGGATCGTTCTGGTAAAACTCACGCGGCTGCGGTGTCGTCATCGTCATCATCTCCTTTTGCGATATACGTAAAGAACGCCCAGTTTAGCAGGGTTCCGCCGTGGTATCCCATAGCGATGCCTAGCACGATAATGAATAGGTCACTTGCTTGCATTATCTCTCCAATATGCGTAGCTTGAGGCACAATGCCGCGCCCCGAAGATACCACGCCACACCAGCCACGTCAAGCTGACATGGTGAAGAATGTGCGCGCGGGCACAAAGAGACATGCGAGGGCTACGCGGGAATATTGTCCTGTGCGCGCGTTCTGATATTTGCCAGATTTTCATGTGAGTGCCGGTTGTCAATGGTCGGGCCTTAGGAGGGATCGGGCCGCGCCGGGGGCCACAACCGGCAAAACCCCATATTCAGCACAATAAACGAAAAACCCGGCACTGTCAAACAGGCCGGGTTTGGATTTGTTCGGGGTACCACCTGCCGTTCCCGATCCCGGATGCTTACACCGGCCCTCTTGCCGCGCACCTGTCAGATGCCGCAAGCCCTCTACGCCTGACAGACGATTACGAGCCATTAAATTGAGTGTGCAGGCTCTCTATTTCAACCGCTGTTTGATTGCCTGTAACACCTTAATTGCGGTCCTACGGCCACACTCATGAGGATGCAAGGCGTTGGATCATTTACTACGCATCAATTTGCGCGACCAACTTTCATGATACCTTGCACCCACATCAATATGGTGCCGCTCCGAGGTCTCGAACCTCGCGCTTCCTGCTTACAAGGCAGGCACTCTACCCGATGAGTTAGAGCGGCTTTATTTGGTCTAGGTGGCTGGATTTGAACCAGCGTTCTCTTCCTTCCAAGGGAAGCAGCTTAACCAGACTTGCCCACACCCAGATTTTGATAGGCCCGGCGTGATTTGAACACGCGATGAACCCGTTATGAGCGGGCGGCATTAACCACTATGCTACAGGCCCGAATGCAACCCCACAGACCTGCAATAACCTAATGCAAGCCTGTGGGCTTCACATCATTCCTTGTTTGCCGGGAACGAATACGACACGCCACCATCAGGCGAACGCACATTCACATTGCCATCGTGAACGTCAGAATTTGCAGCAGTACCGAGAAAAGCCAGCGCGAAGAAGATCGGGAACATATATACCTCCAAAGTGTTCCGGTTTTAGTGAGACTTATCTAGCACCGATTCGCGCCCCTGTCAACTACCCCAGCCGAATAAATCGCAATCACGTTTCTGGCCGCTCGTTTGCTTTCCGGCCCGCCATCTGCCACCACGCCAGCCGCTAGACTGCACATTGGCTTGGCTAGGGCATCAAGTACCGCTGTCTGACTTGCCTGCGTAGTCGCGCAGCCAGCGAGTGTCATCATCAGCATTGCCGTTGCTAGTGTCCGCATGGTTGATCCTCTTTTGTGTGGCAAGGGATTCTTCGGCTTGCTTGACCCGCGTTTCTCGGGCTGCGTCTGACTTGGCATCATATCGGATTGCAAACACGGCAGCGATTGCGCCGATGATGCCGATGATCCATGGCACGAACTGCGCTATCATTTCTGCGGCACCAATCGGCCAACTGCACCAAGCACTAGCACAGCGATGGTCAACACGTCCACCAGATCACCCGGTACTCTGGACTTCAAGTCAAGCGGCATAGCCATCCAAGCACCTTGCAGCGCCACAGCTATACCCATGGCCTGCATACTCCACCAGCGCCATGCCGCGCGCCATTCTGGGACTAGCTTCATTTTATCACCCCAAGCCAGCGCAACAGTTGACCAATCAATGCACCCCATGCCGGAGTGGCTGCGGTCGTTTCCACAGCCCGCACAGCACGAACAGCATCAAGGAATTCATCAACACCCACATGCGCCTTGTTCAAACCGTCACCAGCGTAATAGCTGCGGCCCTTCTTTGCGCCCGTCACCACCGGCAGGCTGGCCCACTCCTTGGCGAGATTATTAGCGAACGTCTCAGCGCTAATACTTCCATCAAGATAACTGTTCAACCCACGCCGAACTAGTAACGCCGTGGCAAGCTTATCCTGCCCATTGCGGTCGAACAAGTCAGACAGTTGCATACCAGATTCGGCATAAAGCCCCCGCAGCGTGTCCTCCATAATCTGGTACTTGCCCGCAGCCTCAGACTGGTATCGCGCATCAATGCTATCCTGCCACGCCAACACCTCGCCAATGGTCATCGTCACCAGCGGTCGCTTTGGCCGGTCTGCGGCCTTGATGCCACCCCACACGATATTGTAATCACCGCCGCTTTCTGGCTTGGCGATGAATTCCAGCAGATCATTCACACTCATCTGTTACCCCCTAGAATGGCGTTCCTAATTTCCCGCACGTCCGATTTAACCTCTGCCAAATCCTCGCGGTCAGCTTCCCTTAGCTTGTCCCGATACTTGATTTCAGACCGCAGCAAATCGTTAGCCGCATGTAGTTCTTTAAACCGAGCATCCATTTGAATGATGCGCACGATAAGCCAACTAATCGCGCTAACAACAGCCGCAATAACAGCGCCCCAGAAGTCATTCCATAGCTGGTTCATACTCGGCCCTCGATAGCCAAAACGTTGTAACCAAATTCAGCGCCAACGTCTGTCATATCAATCCTGATCGCGTTCACGTTTGGCGGTACGGTGTATGTTACGTTTGAAATTCCACCAGTAACAGATGCAGAACCACCACCAGTTTCAGACCCAACCACAGAACTACCCCTAACCGCGCCAGTCTGCAAATCTATGACAACCGATGTTTTAGAATAACCATCAGAACCACTAACGCCACCAGCAAAACCCTGCCACGCACCCCATGTTCCACCGCCATCACCACTAAAGCTGATACGAACCAACACAGAGCCGCCAAACGTGAATATCCCGTCAAGCATGATCTTTTTCACGCGATCAAGCCCGGTCAGCACAGAAGGCGTGGTTGTTTCGCTTGCCGTCATAAACCCACGCCATACAGCACCTAAGGCCTCGCCCGTCACCTTTGGAGCATTAGGCGCGCCCTCGGCAATAGCAATAGGGTTATCACGCCAAGCATATGCCAGATCGGAAGTAAGCGGCGCATCTGGATCAAGCGCGCTATCTGGGATTTCGGTATAATCAGCCATTACGCGAACCTGTACGGCTTGGTACCGTCATCAAATACAAGGCTTGGACCAACAAAATAAGACCCTCTTAGTTTTTCTTCTGGCGTCGAAACATTATACACCCCGCGCGTGTTCTCCGCAATTAGCCCATACCGCGAATCAAATTGATAGCCTTGCAGCCTTACATCAATAGTCGATCCTAGTTTATCATCTGACCTATAATAAACCTGCGTCAATTGCGGTGTTTGCTTGCCAGTAATGTCAGTTGCAACATGAGTTTGCAACGTAATAACGTCCGTTAGTTCCGGGTCATCCTTCACGTCAATCTTTACGTTGTATGTTACCGGCGCTCGTTTGTATCTGTTAAGCAACCGCCCGGTGATGATTTTAGCCGCAGCATCAGCCCCATGATTTAGCCAACGGTTATAAATCGTTTGCGTCCTTGGCAATCCGAACAGGTTTGGCGATTCCGAATCCACGGACACGGTAATATAACCACGCAGGAAGTTTTCCTTGCTCAAGTCTTTGGTCGGGTCAATCTGCACTGTCCAGAGTTCAACTCGGGTTGCGCGCTCGTTATCGTTATCCTCTGTCGTAATACTTATTATGTTATTTCTGTCAGTCCAAACCGCTGGCACTGTATCCGGCGGGCGGTTTAGCTTGATGCGGATTTTCTGTCCGATTTCATCCCACCAAACAGTAATGCCTAGTTGGTTAATCTCGCCAATCAACTTGCTAACCCCAGTCGGCTTGCAGATAGTAGCGCTAAGTATCATACTGGCACCCCACCGATCAAACTCGGCCTGCCACTCAGCAAAGTCGATATAGCTGGCGGGGATGTTGCCATAGTTGATAAGCAGGCGGCGGATTACTTCATCAGCCCGCAGCCTTTCAACACTGAAAGCCATCTGTACGGTATCGTTAGCGTTGTGCGTGGCGGGTTGCGTTCCTTGTTCTCCACGCGTGACTGTCATCACATCGCCAGTCCGGTTGAAACGCATGATCTCGCTGCCAACCGTCACATAGCCAGCCGCCGAATATTCGCTGTTGCCAATACCAGCCGGGGATAGCGTGAATGTAGCCGCGTCAATCTCCATATCAGCCAGCACACGGCCTTGGTTCCCGCGCGGCGCTAGAGCCTTTTTATCATCGGCCAGCGACAGAATATCCTTGGCTTTGATCGTGACATTCCCGCGCGTATCAGGCCCGGTGAATTCGTCCATCACGTAATGGCGCGTTGTTTCAGTCACCAACTCGCCAGCATCATCCATGTATCCGTGATACACGCGCAAGGAACGGCCCGCATAGTTAGGATTGCGAGCCTTCCACTTGGTCCAGAAGCTGCCCCGCGTATACGGATCATATCCGGGTTCATCCGTTTGCGCAGTGCCGTCCATCCGTTCCGCAAAGTAAGGATCGGTCAGAGTGTCGCGGCTTGGGAAGTCACGCAGCACAACACTGATTGCGCCACGAACGCCAAGCCCGCCCATCTTATCCGAGAACCCGGCGATATTAACCTCTTGTTCTCGGCCACCGACAGATACAAGCGCCGGGATATAGTTTCCGCTTTTAACCGGATACGACGCCATGACAAACCGCAGCGTTTTATTGCCGCGATCATACGCTTGCGTGTATGTGCATGTCTGATACGTGTTGTAGCACTTGCGCGGGTTAGCGGTCGAGAATGACGCAAGACAAGGTGCAACACCCCAATTCAGGTTGCAAAAGTCTTGGTCAATCTCTACCCAATTCATATATTTTTTAGCCGACATACGCTATAATCCCAAAGCTAAGACTGGCGTTATTATGGCCGTCAATATATTCCACTTCGATTGTAGCATCTTCGGAGTTGGCGCGACAATAACCCACATCAAGCGGTTGACCTAGCGGCCATCCAGCGTAAAAGAAATATCCGCCCTGATTATAGTGATCCTCGAAAGCGCGCATGTTAACATCAACGAATTGCCGTTTGACAAAGCCAAAATCAACTTCGGTTTCCGCACCCGTCGCCATGACGCGATTACCAAGAGCGGCGTTCTTGATCGAATCCGTGAATTCCTTGCTGTATGTGCGGGCATGATGCAGCGGCTTGTAGCTATCAACCGGAGTATGAGGGAATATCAACCGAGACGACAGAACCAATACCCCGATGTTCGCAGCAGGCCCAGCCAGAAGAACCCGCCAGTACCGTGCTGTAGCCGACTGGAATATGAACATCACATCATCATCCGACTGCGGCACATGGCTGGCAACGGTTACCCACACCACACCGTCATCGGAACGCTGCACCGATGCCAGCGCGACACCAGCCCGGCCCATGACGTGCGATCCGATGCCGCAAGCATCAATCGCCACAGCCGCCCCGAAGTCGTACCTGATCCAGTTCTCACTAGTACCTGTGCCTAGCCAGCTTGACCATGTAGTAGGGTCAGTGACGTTGATTGCAGGGTATCCCGCAGCCTCACTGGACGCCGCCACAGTGACGCTATCCGACTGCCAAGCTACCGTTGACTTGTGTCCGTGCGGCGCATCATTGGTGATGATTGCTGGCATTAGCTGTTATCCCTAGCGATGACGACGCGCCCGTTTTGCGTCTGTTCGTAAATCTGCGTCATGATGCTTTCCGCCATATCAGTCAGGTAGTCAGGCCCTTCCAGACGCACCAGAACATTGCGTGTAGGCTCGACTTTGGCAGCCGATGCCGTTGCACTGGCTGCACTACCACCACCGCCTCCGCCTTTCATGGCCGACACCTGAGCCAAGCCAGATGCAAGCGTACTGGCAGCAAGCGCGGTGCGTAGGAATGGCCTGCCGATCAGCGCAGGGTCAGCAAGAACCTGCGTATATGCGAGGTACGAGTTAAGCAAGCCTTGCGCGATAGAGAACGCCTTGACCGCCGCAGTTGTCTTATTGCCGCCCGCAGAAACGATATTAGCCATATTCCCGAACAGTGTCGAATATGCGCCGAGCGTTGCCTGCGATTGCATGGCGTTGATGCGCTGTACTTCTTGAGCGTGGCGTTCGTGCGAGATACGTTTTTCTTCAAGCGCCAGATCAAGCGCCATCTGGTCCATTTGGTATTGCAGCAGTTGCTTTTCGTATTCGGTGCCGAAATAGAAAGTCTGCAATTGCGACTTCATCAACTCGTAATTTTGCTGCGATACAAGCTTCTTTGACAGCGCGGTATCAAGCTGCATCTGCCGCTTTTGATATTCTGCAACCTCGAACAGGCTTTCTTGTTCCAGCAATTCACGCAGGGATTGAAAGCTTTTTTCCGCAGCCTTTAGTTCAGCGGCTGCACGTCCGCCGCCACCACCGCCGCCGCCGCCAGTGTCCTTTTGCGCCTTTTCCCAAGCCTTGTTAAATGCGTCAACGTCACGGGTCTGCCAGTCAAAAAAGCTGCCGCCCATTTCCCTAGGGTCACCACGGCCCTGCGGTGCAGTGTCGCCTTGTCCCTGCGGCCCCATAGCTGCTATCTTTCTAGCAGTCTCTAGCGATATATTAAGGTTCCGGGCAAGAACCAAGGCAGCGTCACCAGCAGCGGAAACACCGGACGACAAGTCAAGGTTTGAGAAATCCTCGCCTAGCTTTTTCGCCCTATCAACTTGGACGGTAAGCCTCTCTGCGGCGTCGGCCATTTCAATGACTTTGATAACGGCTTGGCGGGCCGATCCTTCAAAATCCTCAATACCGCGACCGCCAGTAAGAATTTCATCACGCAGGATTGCAGCGGCTTTGGCTTGTTCTTCAAATGTTTTTGCCGATTTGATGTTTTCAAACAGCCGCAGCAGATTTCTGGCTTGGTCATTCGTAGTATCAAACAAGATGCGCAGATCATCAACATCAGTCGTCAACCAACCGCCAGTCATCTCATCCCGAAGCGCAGCGGCGGACGTACGTATCCGCTCCATCTCGTTAAAGATTGCAGCCTCAGTCAGTAGCTGCACGTTTTGACGCACCCTCTCATTAATCGCGCCATAAGCCTCGTAAACATCAGTCAAGCCTTCCTGAGATAGAAGCCTTGTAGCAGAGTTTACGTTATCAGCGGCAGACTTGAGGTTACCAAGGGATGTGGCAAAATCCTCTGTATTCTTTTCCGCCCCAAGCGCAGACATACCCCACTGCACCAGTGCAGCCGTGCCAGCGATCACCGCGAAAACCACCAGCGTAGTAGGATTGAGAATGCTAGTAAAAGCCGATGCCAGAGTAGGCCCAATCTTGCGACCTTCCGCCGTCATGGTGGAGAAAATCTGCGCTACCTGCGGACCTTGCTGCATCATCAGCGCAAACGGGTTCTGGCCCAGCGACATCATCATGCCGATGTCATTAAGCTGATAGCCAAGATTGGTGGCGTGATGAGTAGCAACATCAGTTGACTTGGCAAACTTCTGTTGCGCAGTAGCAGCCGATGCTATGGAGGTTTTGTATTGTTCCAGAGCCGTTTCTTTTTGCTGCAACGTAATAACTCCAAGCGCGACGGCCCGGTTCATACGTGTTTCAGCTTCTTGGAATTGGTAAACGGCATTAAGCGCAGGATTGAATTCTGCGGCAAGCGATTTTATTTCAGCGCCGTACTTCTCGACAACATCAGTTGATTTTGCCCACTGCCCATTGGATTTTCGCAGCGCCGAATCCGTCTTTGACCAAGCCGCCGCCATACCTACAGCGGCGGCTTGGACCTTGGCAAGATCACTGGCAGCGGTACGTGCCTGCGATGAATCAATGTCATAGACAAGAGTAGCGCGATCAACCATGTTTTTGCCTCGTTCTAGCCTTGTCTTTGTCTGACGTGTTCTTAATCTGCTTGCGCTTTCCGTGCCATAGTATCACATCCGAATAAGCATGTCTAAACGCGCGATCCATCCCAAAGATGCAATCGCGTTCCCATTTTTCCAGAGTAATATATTCGTGATCCTGCCACTGCCGCACTATATCAGGTGTCATGACATTTTCATAACTACCGCAAAACCCGCGAATATTCCAAAACCACTCTACCAGTTGACGGTATTCCGGCATGAGAAAAAGCTGCGGAACTGAATCCGCAGACTTATTGAACTCGTAATAAGCGGCTTTGCTATATCCGTCCTCGCCGCCCTTGGTTGTCCACTCGATTACTTGCGAGACGTGGCGCGCGCAGGCTTCTTGGACGGTTGCGTAAAATTTGTGAGATCAGCAACCTTTGCGCTGATATTGTCACGAATCCACTTGGCGTTGGGGTGCTCGATCAGAAACCGCTTGTTTTCCTCATTGCAAGGGCTTTCCGCGTTGATATGCCCCCAACTATCGGAACCCCATTCCCAACTTTCGATAGCAGCAATGATAGCCTCGCGTTCAGCCTTGTCAGCAAATCTGGCAATCTGTTCCGGGGATAGCTTCTTATCGTCGCTGGCGAATACTTCAAGCCAACGCTCGTTATCAATCTTGCGCGTTACATCTGCAACCCGCTTGCTATCAGCCGAAACAACATTGAATGTAATCTCAGTCTTGCTGCCATCTGGCGCAATCAGATTGACCGGAATAGCCTTGTCATACTCGACAAGTTTAGAAAGATCAGCCATTTTATTCCTCCATGGCAGTAAGTGAGCGGCCCATCAAGAGCCGCCCTGTTATTTACGGGATAGCAGCCGGGGCAACAAACACAGGGTCTTGCGCCATCTTCCAGCTAGACGTGTGGGTAACGAAATCATCCACGCCGCCACCGCCATCATTCCAGCCGCCGATAATAACACGCGAGTAAATCGTGCTGGCAGTAAAATCAGCCGTACCATCTGGATAAACCTTGCGCACAGCATAGGCGTTCATACCAACGCCAGAGTTATCACGCAGGAAGGTTTGACCGGCGCAATCAGCACGGTAGAAATACGAGACTTCCGTTTCCATGCCGGTAGCAGCGCCAATGCCGATTACTTCCTCACCGCTGATGCAATGCTCAGACAGAAATTCAGTTTCATTGCCGAATTCAGGCAATTCAGAAGCGCAACAAATCGGCACGTAAGTAAGCGCCTCGAATTCAGCTTCCGTCAAATCTTCATTCTGCGGGGCAGCGGTGGAAATCTCCAACTCGATACCCTTGTTCTGCACACCATTGATCGCCATGATATATCCTTACATGTTTGCGTTAATATACACTAATCCACCAATTACCACAAATCAGCCCCAAGCCATATAAGGGCATTGCGTTTCTAGCCTATTCCAAGCCTTATCCAGTCGAACAGCACCCAATGTGCGCGGCCTGTCTCGCAACGCAACATATGCGCGCCGGTTGAATTACGGGTTCACCGGGGCTGATAGTCTGGGGAGGTTCTACAATACGCCGGGCCGGTTCTGGATTGAAACGGTTGGCGCTAAATACCGCAGCATCATGCGGGCGGCTGCAACTCGTCTAAGAATGGATATGAAATGATTGTCTCAAATATTGAGGGCAAGAT